AGCGGAAGTATGGTACGGGCGGTTTAAGATCATATCCGGCTGGCCTGCCTGCACAGACGGCTGCCAGATGTAGTTGCCGTTATTGTCTTTCAGCTTCCGTAGTGCCTTAACCGTGGTGTCATTCAGTACCCAGACAGCTTTCTTCCGGTACGGCGATTTCACGGAATAGAATAAATCCATCACATCATCAAAGGTGATGTTTGCCGCTGCCGTAGTCACGCCGTCTGCCGCCCCGCCTGTGGCATTAAAGATACCCGTAGGCTTCCCGGTCCCGTCCCCAACAAAAAAGGCTTCCTCTTCCTTGGCGCCGATCCTTCTGCCAAACTCCCTGGAAATGTAAGCCTCTAAGTTGAACGCACTGTCATTCAATAATTCATCAGACACTTTCAGCATGGTCGCAACCTTGTACGCCCCAATGGAAACCTGCCCGAACACATCATCCGATTCCGGATATGCCCCTTCCTCGTCAATCCACGATGCCGTCCCCTTCGTTGCCACCACCGGAATCTTCCGGTCCCCGCTGGAAGTCTGGATGACCGTGGCGATGCTGCGGAAGAAGTTCTCTTCCTCCAGCGCCCCCACCAGCGTATGCTCAAATTCATCCGGCACCAGGTAGCCGCCCTCGGAATCCGTACCCACCTGCAGGGCATTCTCCACATCATAGAAATTCTTCCTTCTCATGGCGTTCCAGAAGGTCTTTTTGTACTTATCTGCTGCCCTGCCCGTCTTTTCCTCACCGTCCGGGCTGCCATTCGGTTTATTGGTAATCGGGGTGGAAGTCGGTTTGTTCAGCTCTGCGTCAATGGCCGCCTGCCGTTCCAGCCGCTCGATCTCCTTGCCCAAATCCACAACATCCTTCTCCATCTTCTCATAAGCGGCGGTGTCCTCTGCGGATAACAGCCCGTTCTCCCCTCTCTTCGTGTCCAGGAATGCCTTTGCCGCCTCCCATGCCTTTGCTCTCTTCTCCCTCAGTTCTAAAACCTTGCTCATAAATATAGCCCTCCATAAAATTTAATGTGATAAAAGGTTCAGCCTCTTTTCCAACTGCTCAATGGGTGTCTTTTTCTCTTCCTGCTTTGGAATCAGCTTGGACAGCAGGGAATTTGTCACCGCTGTCCGTGAGAACATCATGCCCTCTATTTCCATACCGCCTGCCGCATCTTCCGTTTTCCCTGTGCCTCTAAGGATGCCGTCCGCAAACCCAAGCTCCACCGCCTTTTTCGCATTGAACCAGCTCTCCCCGTCCATCAGGTGGGAAATCTTCGCACGGCTTAATCCCGTTTTGATCTCATAGGCATTCAGGATGCTCTCCTTCACCTCATCCAGCATCTCCCCGGCCTTCTGCATCTCCCTGGAATCCCCGATGGCAATGGTCATGGGATTGTGGATCATCATCAGACCAACCGGGGACATCAGAACCTTTGTCCCGGCCATGGCAATGACGGAAGCCGCTGATGCTGCCAGAGCATCAATCTTCACGGTCACATCCCCCTTGTACTCCATCAGCATGTTGTAGATCTGCGCCGCCGCAAACACACATCCGCCCGGAGAATTGATCCAGACCGTAATATTGCCCGTCCCGGCATTCAGTTCTTTCTCAAACAGCTTCGGCGTCACTTCATCCCCGTACCACGTTTCATCTGAAATCTCCCCGTTCAGGATCAGCGTGCGTTCCTCTTCTGCATCATTCTTTACCCAGTTCCAAAACTTCCGTTTCACTCCTGCGCCCTCACTTTCTGTTTTTGGACAAAAGAAAAGCCAGCAGATGTTTGTTTCACCTGTTGGCTTCTATTGCTTCCGTATTTGATTCTGCTGCCCCACCTGGTTCTGTCCGGCGAAAAGCCCTGCATCCTTTAATTTTGTCATGTTCCCGTTAATCAGATAAAGGTTTCCTCCCTCGGAATCCGGAATCAGGTTCATATTTTCCATTTCCCTGATATCATTGGATGACAGCCATCCGTTCTGCCGCCCGATGGAATACCCGGTCATCCTGCTCTGGTAATCCCCACGGAGCAGGCCGTCCACGTTCAGCTTCACGAAATACTGTTTTTTCTCCTGCGGCAGAAACAGGGACTTCTGTAAGGACTGCTCCCACCGGATCACCCACGGGTCCAGCGTGTACTTTACAAACTCCAATGACTGCTGCTCAATGTTGGAAAAACTGGATTTATCCAAGTCCCCGATCATGTGGGGCGGAATCCGGTACAGCCTCGCAATCTCATTGATCTGGAACTTCCTTGTTTCCAAAAACTGCGCTTCCTCCGGCGGGATGCCGATCTGCTGGTACTTCATACCCTCTTCCAAAACAGCCACCTTCCCGGAATTTCTGCTGCCCCCGTAGACCGAATGCCAGCTCTCCCGCACCTTCGCCGGATCTTTCAGCACCCCCGGATGTTCCAGTACGCCTCCCGGAGTTGCCCCGTTCTCAAAGAAAGATGCCCCGTATTCCTCACAGGCCATGGTCATCCCCACCGCATTCTTCGCCATGGCAATGGGAGAATATCCCACCAGCCCGTCAAACCCAAGACCGGGAATGTGCAGCACATCCTCCTGACGCAGATACATCCTGCCGTATTCCTCAAAGTTCGGGTTCTCGTCACTGTTCCGGGTGTAGATATAATAAAGCCGCCCGTTTTCATCCCGGTCAACCTCCATCTTGTCCGGCAGGAGCGGGTACAGCCCCAA